CATCCCGCCTGCCCTTGAGCCTGTCGCGATCCGTCTGCTTCAGACTGAACTGCGCCCCGGCACGGCAGACAATGACGTGAACGCCCTGAAGGGGACAGCAGGTGGCCTGTCCGAAGGCTACATGGTCAACGATTACCTCACCAATGCTCGTGCGTGGTTCCTGCTCACGAACATCGACGGTCTGTCGTACATGGAGCGCGTTCGCTTCGAAACCGACATGCAAGTTGACTTCACAACTGACAATCTTCTTGTGAAGGGTTACGAGCGTTACAGCTTTGGTTACTACAACTGGCGTTCGGTCTACGGCGCGATCCCGACCTAATCGGGTTAGGGCGGGGTCGAAAGGCCCCGCCTTTTATCTAGGTTTCATTGTCATACAGGCCGACCTAGCGGACGCTGCACAGACTGTGTGACTTACTCGTGCAGGAGGTTCCTATGGGAACAACCACATTCACTGGCCCGATCAAGGCTGGTAACATCCTCAACACCAGCGGCACAACGCTGGGGACCGACATCACCAATGTTGGTTTTGTCGTTATGGCCCAGTCTTCTGCGGTCACGCAGGCGAGCGACGCAACTTCCATCGTCATTCCCGCAAACAGCCAGATCCTCAGCATCAGCGTGATGGTGACGACTGTGTGGGACGGCGCTGCCACCACCTTCGGTGTCGGCACGACGGCTTCTGCCACGTTCTTGACGGCGGCAGCTGCTCTTGATGGCGCAGCAGTTGGCCCCCTTTCGGCTACTCCCGGCACTGATGCCACACGCGCAGGCAACTGGAACGATGTCGGCACAACTGATCGCAAGATCGCCGTAACATCGACCAACACTGGCGCAGGCGTTGGCGTCATCACTGTCACCTACATTCAGGCTCGTGACCTGACTACCTAATAGGAGAAGATCATGAAGGGTAAGGCTCCCAAGACTGGTGCGATGAAGCACACGGCATATGCAGGCGGTGACAGCAAGGTCGCTTCTGAGGCAATGCAGGGCACCAACGGCTTTAAGCGCGGTGGCAAGACGATGGGCAAGGCCGAGGGCGTGATGTCCAAGGCTCACGCTGGCCGCAAGCCACGTAAGTCTGGCGGCGGCGTGTTCTCCTCCGCTGGCGGCCCCGGCACGCCTCGCGGCAAGGCCGAACACTACTAAGATTGCTCCTCCAGAGCTTTTAGTCAGCTACGGGGGCCTCGCGCCCCCGTATTTGTAATGGAGCACACAATGCCCGGCGCATGGACACGCAAAGAAGGTAAAAACCCCGAAGGCGGTTTGAATGAAAAGGGCCGCGCATCTCTTCGCGCACAGGGCCACGACATCAAGCGCCCGCAGCCCGAAGGTGGCTCACGCAAAGACAGCTTCTGTGCTAGGATGACTGGCATGAAGCGCAAGTTGACTGGCTCGGCGAAGGCCGCAGACCCCAACAGCCGCATCAATAAGGCGCTCAGGAAGTGGGATTGCTGATATGGCAGACAAACCTTTTTGGGAAAAAGATGCTCCAAAAGATGCTAAGACAAAGCATCTGAACCGCAAGCAAGTTCTGTCGGCCAAAGCAAAAGCCCGCGCGGCTGGCAGGCCTTATCCGAACTTGGTTGATAATGTTGCGGCAGCCCGCAGCAAGGGGAAATAAAATGCAGTATCGCACAATCTCTCTGACCGACGAAGGCCGCAGCAACATCGTTGTTGTTGATGACTTTCAGACACCTTTTAACCTCGGCATCGCGGCAAATATCACCGCTGGCACGCCCACATTCAGCGTGCAGTATTCGCTCGATGATCCGAATGCAGTTGGCTACGACAAAGACACGGCACTGTGGTTCAGCGTGACTGGCTTGTCCGGCGTTTCTGCTGACACTGCCGTCGGCATGACAATTCCATGCCGCGCCATTTGCATCTACATGGCGAGCGGCCAGACAGGCACTGTCGAAGTCAAGATCGTTCAGGCAGGCCCAGCGTAAGGCGTAACAATGGCGACGACTGGCACCTACACGTTCAATCCTTCGCTCGGTGAGCTTACGCTCTATGCGTATAATCTTATCGGCGTGAGGAATACTGCGCTGCTTCAAGAGCACATGGAGGCCGCTCGTATGGCCTCTAACTTGATGTGCTCGAACTGGAGCAACCGTGGCGTGAACTTGTGGGCTGTTGATCTTATTACAGTTCCGCTGGTTCAGGGGCAGGCCACATATTCTGTCGACGCCAATACCGTCATGATCCTTGATGCGTATATGGAGATCGACAACGGCGGCGGTCAGCCAATTGATCGCATCATCATGCCAGTCAGCCGCACGGAGTATGCGAGCTACCCAAACAAGGAGCAGGAAGGCTTCACGACCACCTTTTGGTTTGACCGCCTGATCTCCCCAACAATCACGCTTTGGCCTGTCCCTGACGGCTCCAGCGCGCAATACCTCAAGTATTATCGCGTGCGCCAAATTCAGGACAGCGCCCTGCAAAATGGGACGCAGGTCGAGATCCCGTTCCTGTGGCTCGACGCCTTTGCCTATGGCCTTGCGGCTCGCTTGGCCGTGATCTGGTCGCCCGACAAGGTCGCGATGCTCAAGCCTCTGGCTGATGAGGCTTATCAAGTGGCCGCGGAACAGAACATCGAGCAGGCGCAGCAATATATTACGCCACAGATCACGGGCTATTACAGGCCATAAGGAGGCTAGATGGGTTACGCCTCTCGTTCGGGTCGCGCGAGTACAAATGCAGGTAATCCGCAGGCCCATGCCATATGTGACCGCTGCGGCTTCCGTTATAACCACGTCAATTTGAAGTGGCAGTATGACTGGCGCGGCGCTTCACTGCAAAATATTCGCCTGCTCGTCTGCAATAGCTGCTATGACGAGCCGCAAGAGCAACTGCGCGCGATCATCGTGCCCGCAGATCCTGTGCCGATTTTGAACCCTCGCACGCAGGACTTTGTCACTGCCGAGAGCAATACGCGCGTCACTTCTGGTCAAAACGCGGTCGATCCTATTACAGGCATCCCTGTTCCGGGCGGCAATACGCGCGTTACACAAAACAACAACACGCGCGTCACGCAACAAACTGGCGAGCCTCCGGGCGGTCTCAACACCGAGCCGGGCACTGATCCTACAGTGCCTAATGATGCTGGTGGAAACGATCCGGGCTTGCCGTATAATAACACCACAGTTCCCAAGACAGGCCCGCTGACATGAGCAACGTGCAAATACCGAACCTCGGCCCGGCTGTATCTTTGAATGGCACGGAGCAATTTGAAGGCGTCCAGTCTGGAACGTCAGTCCGCATTACTGCGCAGCAGATTGCGACCTATACGGCGTCTGCTTATCCAGCTCCGGGCATTACAAGCGTATCGGCATCTGCGCCCATTTCAGCCAGCACTGTGTCTGGCGCGGTATCCCTCAGTCTTGATCTGCAAGGCGTGACGAATGCTTATCTCGCCACTATGGCGGCAGGTACGGTAAAGGCAAATGTCACGGGCGGTTCTGCTGCCCCCTCTGATGTGACGCCCAGCGCAATTTTGGACACGTTTGGCAGCACGAAGGGCATGATGCTCTATCGTGACACATCTGCATGGGCTGCGTTGACATCTGGCACCAGCGGTCAAGTTTTAACTGCCAACGGCACTACAGCGGCACCGTCTTGGCAAACCCTGTCTGTTCCTTCTAGCAGCATTGCCCCAACAGGTGTGACGGCTGGAACTTATGGCACGGCGTCCATTGTTCCAGTTTTCTCTGTCCTTGCCAGCGGTCAGATTTCTAGTGTTACCAACACGGCGATTGCTATCAATACGTCTGCAATTTCTGGTCTGGCACCTTCTGCTACCATCGACACGACGATTGCTGATAACATCACATCTGGTCAGCTTGCTGCGGCACGGTACAGCCCGACACTTTCTGATGCGATGGATGCTGCTTTTAACAATACGCAGGGCAGCCTTGTTTATCGTAACTCATCTGGCTGGTCTGCTCTTCCGCCGGGTACTGCGGGCCAATTGCTGCAAACACAAGGAACAGGTGCCGATCCGGTATGGTTCTCCGCAGGCTCTGGTTCGGTTGTTCAGGTCAACACTGGCACAGGTCTGACTGGCGGTCCTATTACAACAACGGGCACAATCAGCATTGCCAATACTGGCGTGTCTGCTTCTACCTATGGCTCATCTTCAGCGGTTCCTGTATTTGCAGTTAACGCACAGGGTCAGATCAC